GATTGAGCAAAATCAAATTGCCATTGATCGTGGTATTAGAAATGAAATTACTGAAGATTTCATTTCTGGATTTATGAATCTCTGTAAAGAACATTGGATTGAAATTCCTCAAGACAAAACTGATGTAGTTGAGGATATGGCGAATACTATTCGTGAGATGGAAGATCGCCTCAATGAACAAATTGAGCGTAACGTGGAATTAAATAATCGCCTTTCTGAGTCAACCAAAGTCGTAATCCTAAACCAAGTTTCGGAAGGACTTGCTGATACTCAAAAAGAAAAACTTGCTTCATTATCTGAGGGTGTAACTTTTGAATCAACTGAGCAATTTGCTCATGCTGTAAAAACTCTTCGTAAATCATACTTCCCAGAATCAGTAAATAAAACTGAAGTAAGTGATGAAACTCCAGTTGAAAGTCATGATGTTTCTCCAATTATGGAGCAATATTTAAGTGCTCTCAGCCGCTGGAAATAATTTATATAATAAATATTAACATACAAAAAATAACAACGTTTAAAGAGGTTAAGTAAATGTTTAACGCATCACATCTCACAGAGAAGTGGGCACCTGTTCTAAATGCTTCCGAAGCTCCGGCTATTACTGATAAGCATAGAAGAGATGTTACCGCTGTAATTTTAGAAAACCAAGAAAGAGCATTACGTGAAGACCGTATGCTTACCGAAGCCCCCAACACAGTTGGTGCTATTGGTGGCAACGCTCTTTCGGGTTCGGGTCTTGACACTAAAACTGGTGGTCTTGCTGGATTTGATCCAGTGATGATCAGCCTTGTTCGTCGTGCCATGCCTAATCTTGTCGCTTATGACATTTGTGGCGTTCAGCCAATGAGCGGTCCTACCGGACTTATCTTTGCTATGAAAGCTCACTATCAGCACAATGGCGCTGCTGGTTTACGTAAAGGTCGTGAAGCCCTCTTCAACGAGCCTGATGTAAACTTCTCAGCTAACACTCAGGGACCTGCTGCTTATAACGATCCTGTAGTACCTATCGGTGTTGCTAACGATCCTGCTTATGCTGCTTCAAACCCTGGTCTTCTTAATGATGACGGTACAGGAGCTGGTACTTATGAGCGTGGCGTTCGTCCTATCGCTCGTGAAACTGCAGAAGTTCTTGGATCAGGTTCAACCCTATTCAACGAAATGAGCTTCAGCATTGAGAAGAGTGCTGTAACCGCCAGAACCAGAGCCCTACGTTCAGAGTATACTCTTGAACTCGCTCAGGATCTTAAAGCTGTTCACGGTCTTGATGCCGAGCAAGAACTTGCGAATATTCTTTCAAGCGAAATTCTCGCTGAAATTAATCGTGAAGTTGTTCGTACTGTTTACACCATTGCTAAGCCTGGTGCTCAAAACAACGTTGCGACCACTGGTGTATTTGACCTTGACGTTGACTCCAACGGTCGTTGGTCAGTTGAGAAGTTCAAAGGACTTCTATTCCAAGTAGAGCGTGACGCTAACGCTATTGCTCAAGAAACACGTAGAGGAAAAGGTAACTTCCTACTCTGCTCTGCTGACGTTGCTTCGGCTCTTGCCCTTGCTGGCGTTCTTGACTATTCCTCAGGTCTAACTGGCGCTGGTGGTCCTTCCATCGGTCAAGTTGATGACACTGGCAACCTCATGGTTGGCACCATCAATGGTCGTATCAAGGTCTTCGTTGATCCTTATTCGGCTAACGTTTCTAATGATCATTACTACGTCATGGGTTATAAGGGAACCAATCCTTATGATGCTGGTCTCTTCTATTGCCCTTACGTTCCTCTCCAAATGCTACGCAGCATTGACCCTAACACCTTCCAGCCTAAAATTGGCTTCAAGACTCGTTACGGCATGGTTGCTAACCCATTTGTATTCAACGGTGTTGATGGCGACGGCGTTCCTGTACCTGATGCAGAAAGCCTCACCGCTTCCAAGAACATGTACTACAGACGTGTAAGAATCAAAAATTTGATGTGAATCATATTTACGATTCGTTAAGAGTCCCTTCGGGGACTCTTTTTTTATGTAAATAAATAGTTATAGCTTGGGAAGTTGACATGACTGCTAAATGGTATAAGGAGCAACCACAAAATAGAAATTTTCTTGCTCCTATAGGATTTAAATTAAATCTGGAATTATTTGATGGAGTAGATTTCTTTTGCCAACAAGCAAATCTTCCTGGCGTTTCAATGCCTTTCACAGACGTTCCAACAAGATTTAGAAGTTTTCCAATTGCTCCTGGTGGTGGAGTTACATATGATGATTTTAATTTAACTTTTATAATTGATGAAGATTTAAAAAATTACAATTCAATCTTATCATGGATTCGTAAAAACGGTGGAGCTGACGATCATTCTTCAGACCAAGTTGAATATTCTAATGGTCAGTTAATGATTATCACTTCAAATTTTAATCCATCATTTTTTGTTGACTACGAGAAATTATTTCCTATTAATTTAACACCAATTGATTTTGATGCAACTATAAATGATTTAGAATATTTTACAGCACAAGTAACATTCAAGTTTACCAATTTTAAACTCCGAAATAAAAACTTTCAATTATTATGAAATTTGAAAACATCGTTAAATTATTTGAAACAATTAAAGAAGAATGGTTAATTGATAGTCATGTTGATTTTCAATTTAAAGATAAAGAGTACTCGGAAGATTTAGGAAAATTAGCATTAGAGATTCCTTTTCAACACAACAAATATTTAAATTACTATACAGATTTAAGACAAGTAAAAACTTCATTGGAGTTTGAACTCAGACGTATAGTAAAAGAAAAAAGAGAATATTATTCAGGCGAAGCAGACGCCAAAGTATATGCTGAAAAACCTTTTGGAACAAGTATTAAAACAGCAGAGAAAATGAAAACTTATCTGGAATCAGATGAGGACATCATTAACATTGAAGCAAAAATAAAATACGTTGAACAGGTACTTTACTTCCTGGACAGTGTAATGAGAATGATATCCAATCGTGGATTTCAAATTAAATCGGCTATTGATTGGGAAAAATTTATTAATGGTACTACTTAATGTCCAGATTAATAATTAAAAAAAAGAACGAAGTATTTTTACAGATTCAAGCAGAGCCATACGTTCACCAAGAGTTGTCAGATTATTTTACATTTGAAGTTCCGGAAGCAAAGTTTTTAAAAAGAAATCCAAAATACAAATATTGGGATGGAACTATTCGTTTGTATTCTCCTGGTACAGGAAATTTGTATGCTGGTTTATATACTCATTTAGTTGAATGGTGTAAAGACAAAAGATACTCATTGGAATCAGTTAACAATGATTGGTATGGTAGTGCGAATGATGTAAACAGTTTTGTATCTCCTGTAGGTGTCAAAGATTTTGTTGATAAAATCTCTAACATTAAGGCAAGAGATTATCAATACTATACTGTCTATCTTGCTCTTAAGTATCATAGAGGATTATTTCTTTCTCCTACAGGCTCTGGTAAATCATTAATGATATATTCTATTGCCAGATATTACTTTGCTACTGATAAAAAAATTTTAATCATTGTTCCTACTACTTCTTTAGTAGAACAAATGGTAAAAGATTTTACTGATTATGGTTGGAATGTTGATGAACATGTTCATAAAATTTACTCAGGTAAAGAAAAGAATTCAGACAAACCAATTATTGTTACTACATGGCAATCCATTTATAAGTTTCCTAAAAGATATTTTGATGACATTGATTGTGTAATTGGAGATGAAGCTCATTTATTTAAATCTAAATCACTGACAGGTATTATGGAAAAACTTCATAATGCTAAGTATCGTTTTGGATTTACAGGAACACTTGATGGTACTAAAACACATAAATGGGTTCTTGAAGGATTGTTTGGTGCATGTGAGAAAGTTACTAAGACAGATGATCTAATTAAAAAAGGACATTTATCTAATCTCAGAATTAAAATTCTTGTGTGTTCTCATGAGTATCAATATTTTGAAGATTACCATCAAGAGATGGAATATATTGTCACAAATAAAAAAAGAAATAATTTAATTAAAAATCTTGTAAATGATCTTGATGGGAATACATTAGTTTTATTTAACTATGTAGAAAAGCATGGAGAGCCATTATATGAATTAATAAATAATTCCGTAGATGATAATCGTAAAGTATTTTTTGTTCATGGTTCTGTTGATACAGATGATCGTGAAGAAGTAAGAAAAATTACTGAACAAGAAAACAATGCTATTATCATTGCTTCTTATGGAACGTTTAGCACTGGTATCAATATTAAACGTCTTCATAATATTGTATTTGCTTCTCCATCTAAATCTCGTATCAGAAATTTACAAAGTATTGGTAGAGTTCTTAGAAAAGGAGAAGGAAAAGAAATAGCTACTCTTTATGATATTGCTGATGATATTTCTAATACATCAAAACAAAATTATACATTAAGACATTTACAAGAAAGAATTAAAATCTATCAAGAAGAAAATTTTAAATACGAAATAATAAAGGTAAATTTAAAATGATGGAAGAAGAGTTTTATTCAACTATTAAATTAAGTTCTGGAGAAGA